TTCCACTGAAACTCTGAATGTTTTGAAAAACTTCTCCAGTATCAGTCCATCTTTGGTGGTCAAAACTGGTAGTATTCTTCGTACTATTTCACCTATGAAGAATATCTATGCGAAGTTCCAATCTCCTGAAGTATTTGAAAGAGATTTTGCTGTTTATGATTTGAACGAGTTTCTTGGTGGTCTTTCGCTATTCAAGGATCCTGAGTTTGCATTTGATGAAACTCATGTAAAAATCAAAAGTGGTCGATCTGCATCGATGTACTTTTATTCTGATGCAAGTGTCATCTCTGCTCCGCCAGAAAAAGATATTCCACTTCCATCCGAAGATGTTACTTTCCAACTTTCTGATGAAGATCTGAATTCACTTCTCAAAGCCTCTTCTGTCTATCAACTTCCTGATCTGTCTCTGATTGGTGATGGTAATGAAATGCAGTTGATTGTACGAGACAAGTGTAACGATAGTTCCAACACTTACAATGTATCTGTTGGTGAAACTAGTTCTACTTTCTGTTTCAATTTCAAAGTTGAAAACCTCAAAATTCTGCCTGGAGTCTATGATGTAACTATCTCAAGTCCGAATCTGTCTATTTTCAAACACACTCGACTTGACCTTTGCTACTGGATTGCACTTGAACCTGACTCCACTTATGAATCGTAAAAATTTCCTTTGGGTTGAACAATACCGTCCTCAAAATGTTGATGACTGTATTCTTAATGATGATGTAAAAAATACTTTCAAGGAATTTATTGAACGAGGAGAAATCCCCAATCTCCTCCTCTGTGGTCCTGCTGGTATCGGAAAAACTACAATTGCTAAAGCACTCTGTAATGAACTTGGGGTAGACTCTTATGTAATTAACGGATCCGATGAAGGAAGATTTCTGGACACAGTACGAAACCAAGCAAAGAACTTTGCTTCGACCGTTTCGCTACAAGGAAATGGTAAACCAAAAGTCATCATTATTGATGAAGCTGATAACACAACCAACGATGTACAACTCCTCCTTCGGGCGAATATTGAGGCGTTTCATAGCAACTGCCGATTCATATTTACCTGTAACTACAAAAACAAAATCATTGAACCGCTCCATTCGAGATGCGCCGTCTTTGACTTCTCTTTCAAAGGAAGAGAAAGAGCTTCTATTGCATCAAAATTCTTTACGCGAGTCACAAAAATCCTTCGTGAAGAACAAGTTGAGTTTGATCCCAAGGTTGTTGCGGAAGTTGTCCAAAACTATTTCCCAGATTTCAGAAGAACGCTGAATGAGTTGCAGAGATATTCTGCATGTGGTAAAATTGACACTGGCATTCTGACTTCAATGTCAGAAGTAAACCTGACTGGACTTATTGACTCTCTGAAGGGTAAAGACTTTGGTGGTGTTCGTAAATGGGTTGTTGATAACCTAGACAATGATGTTTCGGTGGTAATTCGTAAAGTCTATGATGCACTTTACAATGCACTTGAACCGATGTCTGTTCCACAAGCTGTTCTGATTCTTGCTAAATATCAGTATCAGGCTGCATTTGCTGCAGATCAAGAGATCAATACTCTTGCTTGTTTTACTGAACTTATGTGTGATTGCAAATTTAAATGATTTTGAACCCAGAAGATACTCTATATGCATATGGTAAAATCCATGAAGCATATGATGGAGTACAACGTATTGATGATTATTTTCGCATGAAGAAGATGGAGAGGATCAATAAGATTCCTACTCCTCTTTTTGGTATGTCACTGGAAGATGAACTCTTTCAAAACTTTGACATAGATCCGAATGATATGAATTTCAAGATCGTATCACCTGATCACGGAACCTTCAATACCCTTCTGGAAATGACCGCCTCATTCACCTATGAGGACGCGCCTGGTAAAGAGATGAAACTGATGATCCAGGAGACCACCACAGGCACCGTTGTGGGGTTCATCAAACTGGGTTCACCAATCATTAACTCTAAACCAAGGAACGAGTACCTTGGAGGGGTGCCTGACCTCACCATTTTCAACAAGCGCGCTATCATGGGATTCATCATTGTCCCTGTGCAACCGTTTGGATATAATTATCTTGGTGGTAAACTGCTGTCTCTAATTTGTGCGAGTCACGAAGTTAGAGAGATGCTAAATAAAAAGTACAACACAGAAATGTGTTTGTTTGAGACTACATCTTTGTATGGAAACATCAAAGGTACAAGTCAGTATGATGGTCTAAAACCATATGTCAAATATCTTGGCGATACCGACTCTAAGTTTCTTCTTACCTTACCAGATTCTATCTACCATGATCTACACAAATGGTTTATTGAAAAGAACGATGGTGAACAACTTATTCACAAAGGTGCTTCTAGTAGAAAACTAAAAGTACAAACAAAGATGATTTCAATCATCCGTAATTCTTTGAAGGAACATCATCCAGATAAGTTTGTTGAGTTTAAGCAGTTCATTGAAAGTCGTCAGGACGTTACTACAAAGAAAAGATTTTATATATCTGATTATGGTTATGAAAATGTTAGAGATGTGCTACTAGGTAAGACAGATAAATTGGTAGAGAACAAGATAAACTTTGACAAATTTTATCTGGAAAATATGGTAAAATGGTGGAAGAATAAAGCATCTAAAAGGTATGCCAAACTCAAGAGAGAAGGTAATCTTCGTACAGAACTTGAAGTATGGAATGCTAATACACTGAACACTATTGATATTATCAGATGAATTTAACTCCTTTCCTGACCGATGGTATTCAACATCAAAAAACCATTCGCATTCTTGTATATCCCAACATCACATTCTCTAAGGATCTGACTAAGGATAGTTATATTCAGGTGATCACTAATATGATTGCTGAACTTAACACCATCAGAGATGACCTATTCTTTTACCTGATCCTTCCTGAATATTTGGAATGTCTTGATTTTCCGAATACAAAGCAGTACTTCATGAAAGTGCCAACGTATCCACCTACGATGCGTTCACACTTTGATGTATTTCAGTTCAAGAAAATTGTTGGACATGATATTGATATTGATCTGGTGTTTTCACATCTTCCTGAACACACTCATGATGTCAAGAATGTTATCAGTAATGTAACTCATCATACTCCTGCTTACTTTGGATATTCACATTGGTTTGATCTAGATGAAGTTGTTGCTTGGAGTCATCCAAGTTTCAATCAAAACATGCTTGGTATTCTGAACATGAATCGGTGTTACATCAACACACAATCGCAGAAAGATCTTGTCTTGAATCAAGCATCGGAAGTATTCAACAGATCGACTGTTGGTACACTGGATGAAATTCTCACTGTACAGCACCTAGGCGTTCGTAGAACAGATATTGACGGTACTATCGTACCATATAGAAAGACTATCGTCTTCAATCATCGCCCAGAGACATATAAGGATTACAAAAATTTCATGTCGATCATGAAAGAACTTAGAAAACAGAGACAGGATTTTGATGTCTGGGTTCCTTTGCTTGAGAAATCTACAGAGAGTTGGATCTCTACAAAGAAATTTGACAAGAAAGGATATTACAAAAGACTGTCTGAATGCTGTGTTGGATTCTCACCTAAACAACTCTATGGTGGATGGAGTGTTTCTACAACAGATGGTTTGATGAATGGTTGTCCCTTCATCATGTATGACGCTGATTATTATCATGAACTAAATCCTACAGCTGATTTCTTCTCCACTAACGGTGAAGCAATTACTCTGTTGCATAAGTATCTTGATGATCCTACATATCGTGCTTCAAAGTCTGTGGAATCTCTAAGTCATTTGGAAGAAAATCTTGCTTATGAAGATGAGATTTTCATGATGAGTGAATACATTGATGAACTAGTTGGTACTCTTAAAAGCACAGAGACTGAAGTTACTGAAAAACTTGCAGATCTAATTAAGAAGAATGGTTCAATGACAAAGAGAGAATTGTTTGGCGAACATCTTGGATGGGGACGTGGAATTAAGTATGGACCTTACCGTCGTGCCTTATTGAATCATCCAAACATTTATGATATAATGGGTCCTCAACCAGAATACTGTTGGGTCGAATGAAAAAGTTTTTTCGTATTTGGAAATATAGTCTAGGAAGTTTCTCAGATGACAAAACCCACAGATATGACAACTACGTGGTTCTGGTACGGACTGCTATATTCTTTTCTTATCTCGTTACTAATTGTTTTATTATTGCAGGAGTGATCCGACATTGGAATTAAAAGACTGGCTTAACAGCATCAACACAACTAAGAAGAATCTGATTGACGAAGATTCTGATCTGGAAAAGAAGTATCCTGCATTCGTTATTAATCGATGTTTGTCTGGACACCTTGATACAATTCTTCTCGCCAACGAGATGAATATCAACAATCATCTAAGTCCTAAGTTACAATATGACTTTTTTATAAATATTGTGAGACCAAAAAAGCGCTTCGCGCCTTGGTTACGAAAAGACAAACTCAATTCACTTGAATTGGTCAAAGAATATTATGGTTATAGTGATGAAAAGGCACGAATGGCTCTTAAAATTCTGACCGACGAACAAATTGAATACATCACCAAAAGAATGGATCGTGGAGGGAAAAGATGAGTCCTGAAATTGAAATTAAATGGGCGCCAGATCAAATGGTGGAAGTCACTCTGAACGAACCAGATGACTTTCTAAAAGTTCGTGAGACTCTGACTCGTATCGGGGTAGCGTCACGCAAGGAAAAAAAACTTTATCAGTCCTGTCATATTCTGCATAAGCAGGGCAAATATTATATTGTTCACTTTAAAGAACTCTTTGCACTAGATGGAAAGAGAGCAAATCTTTTTGAGAACGATGTACAACGTAGAAACAGAGTCACCCAACTTCTATCCGATTGGGGTCTCGTAAATATTGTAGATAAAGAAAGAGTCCAAGACTCTGCACCTCTAAGTCAAATCAAAGTATTGTCTTACAAAGACAAAGGAGATTGGACTCTTGAGAGTAAATATAACATCGGGAAGAAGCGTCAAATTCCTGAATCATAAATAGAGCCGCCGCGCTCTGTTTATAAATGCCAGAAGAAGTAAAAAAAGAAGAACCTAAGAAGAAAGGTTTACTTGGAAAAATCAAGGAAGCAGCAGATGATAAGGAAGAACAACTTGCAATTCTTTCTACTTTTGTCCGCCTTGGTATTCTTGTCTGGTCTGGGGGAATTCTCACGCTTGCGTACATCAAACTTCCACCAGCACTCGGTATTCCAGAACAAAAACTAGATCCAACTTTCATAGCTAGTGTCTTTACAGGGGTGCTGGCGACTTTTGGCGTCCAGGCAGCTAAAGGTAAAGGAGAAGGCGGTGGCGGTGGTGGTATCACCAAAGAACAGATGGAAAGACTGATCGAGAAGGCAGCACAAACTGCTCCTGGTCAAACTATTCGCATCGAACAGGCACCAGTCAAAATTTCTACTGACGAAACATATAAACTATAATGTAATTTTTAACCACGGTAGTAGTGGTGGGATTACTCCAATTAATCTAAGAAGACCTTCACTAAAAAGTCCTAGTACAAAGAAGCCAACAAACATGCTGATCATTCCAGCGTTCCGATTGTGGCGTCTGATTGCATCGTCAATCATCTCCTTTACTTCTGCTTTACTTATGGACTTTGTGGTCATCTAGAGTATTCTCCGAGTATGTCTAGTATATCATTTAACATATCATCTGCAGCATTTCTTTGTAAATCGTTAAAGTAGTAATACTTTCCCTGACGGTCATGAACTAAATTTTTTAGTTTATAAACCTTTGCAAGCATATCAATCTTGCTCACTGATCCAGTTGACATAACGACTATTCAAAGTATATTATTTATCACCAAGTTTCTAAAATTTTGGTTTCAAGACATTAAAAAGGGGTCTTCTGGATTTTGCCAGAGACCCCTTTTGCGGCGACGATATAAATTATTTATGAATCTTCAATTTCATATATTTTCAATTTCTGATGATCTGGAATAATCTTTTGTAGTTCTACCACAAGCATACCATGCTTAAAGGTTACATTTTCTACTTCCACATCATCACTTAGGTTGAAACCTCTCGCGAAGGTACGAGTTGCAACCCCACGGTGCATGTACTCCTCATTCCCTGATGCCTTCGCAGACTTGGACTTGACGAACAAAACATTGGATTCGGTGCTTACTTCAATGTCTTCTGGTGCCCATCCAGCCAGTGCCATTTCGATCCTCCATTTAACCTCTGATTCTTTTACTAGGTTGTATGGTGGATACGATTCATTTACAGATCCCATTCCATATGAATGTAGTCTGTACATTAGATCATCTAGACCTACACTATATCTCTCTGTAGCGTCTACCACGGCATTAAGATCTTTTGCCGTGAACTTTCTAAGTCCCGTCATTTATATGCTCCTTTAATAAGCGAGTTTGATTGTGTGATCCCCGAAGGCGATCTTGGCGATAAAGGGGTTCCTAAGAACCGCTCCTTTATCAAAGTTATTTAGACTATTACTGACATATTCGGATGTTGTGTTATCCGCACTACATTTTGGTATAATCCGTAAAGAAATTTTAATCTAAATAAATATGGGTACAAACTATGTCTTAAGTACATGAATAAAGCACTAATTGCTTTTGGAATGATTTTGATGACAACAAGCTCTGCTACCGCTGGTGGACTTGTTACTAAACATGCTTCTAGTGTCCAACTAACAGTTGACGCTGCTAGAACTCAAGCAACACGAATCGGATCGTCTTTTAGCATCTCGGGATCGAATATCGATACCACTGATGGTAGTACTGCAGGAGCTGTTTCTGCTGGAACTATCACATCTGGAGTTTATAGTCCAGGTACAATTACCGCTACTCAAGATACGGCTGGTAGCGCTTTCTCATTCAGTCAGTCGTTCACGCAAGCTGATGCTGTACCAACAGGCGCACCTACGGTAGGTGAAGTGCCTAACTTTTCTAACACCACTAGTTATACTGCAGGTACTGCTGGAAGTCTTGCTGGAACTGTCACCTCTGCTGGAGTCCTCACCGTCACCGCAGGCGGTGCCGGCACAAGTGCCGTAGGGCAATTCGTTAGCGAGATCACTGTTATTGACTGATAGTGGAGGATCCCCGTGAACATCCTTTTTGGAAAGACAATCACATTTACTGTGATAAGTGCGGCGGCAGTCTCTCTTACTGCTGCCGCTGTCCAGGCGGTCCCCGTGGTCCCAAACTTCCAACAGGGCTCAATGACCAGCCACACAGAGACGACTAGTAAAGTGACTGAGACCATCAATTCGATGGATTACAATACTGGCTACCAGTATTCCGCCACAGGGAGTGGCGTAACTGCTTCTGGTAACCTATCTCCAGGAACGGGAGCAAGTACTGTAACTATTAATGGAGTGACATCATCATGGACTGGAGTAACAGCAAAACCAACGTTTACACAGACAACACCAGGCGCAGCGTTTCAATTCACAGAAACCTACAGTGGGCCTGGGCTTTCAAATCACACGATTATAAACAGAACCACCGAGGTTCAAAGTATAACCGACACAACAAGTATCTTCTCGCAATAAAAACACTATGTCTATCTGCTCTGACTGCAACTGTAGCTGCCCCTGTAAATGCAGAAACTGTAGGGGGTGTAAGTGCAACAGCATCGCCAATTGCAAATAGTTCTGGCTCAGTAACAAACCAGGCCATTCAAGTTTTACAAGGCCCTTACATTACTAACACCTATGG